GATAACCGATAATGATGCCGTCGTTAACAAATGCTTGGTTTTGGTTGGTTTGTTGTGTTGCTGAAGTATCAGATGCAGATCCAATCGAAGTTCCGCCGGATCCTACAAAAACATATCCATCGCCACCACCGTTCAACTGATCAGCATATGCAGTCTGCAAGTTATAAATTAATCGTTGCAAGTCAGTTGCAGACATATCCTGTAGAGTGTTGCTTCCATCATACTTCATTGGAAAAACAGTCATAATCTATTCTCCGGGTCCAAAAATTGTTTTTAACGTACTGCCAGATGAGTTTTTAATCAATAGCGAAGTTGAACTCTTAAAGCTAGCTGATGTGATTGTATTTATCTGAATCTTAGCTTCAGTAATAGATGAATCAACTAGCTCAGCTGTACTGATTGAGTTGTCTGCCATCTTGGCAAGTGTAATAGCATTATCTATAATCTTTTCAGTTGATATAACTCCACTAGCTATTTTACCAGCAGTTACTGCAGAATCAGCCAGTGAAAATGAAGCTCGAGCTCCGACTGGTGTGCCACTGTCTAAACTAATTGACGTGCTGCTTGCAAAGAATGCTTTAACTTCGCCTGAGTCTGTTGATTCAAGGAATCTATCATCAAGGTTGTTGATTGCAGCTACTAGACTAGAAGCATCGGCTTTGAAAGTTAGACTACTTAAGTTTCCTATATCAGAATCAAGAGCGTTAATTGCATGGACAAGCGTTGCGGCTGAATCTGTCAGCGTCGCTAGATCTCCAACATCGGCACCCATTTCATTCGACTTAGTTACCCAAGTGCTGATAGGATCTGATAGATTAATTACCGTTTGCGCCATTTTTATCCTCTAATAATTGCTGCATCATGTGTTTCATATTAGCAACATCATCACGAAGTTGTGCAAGTTCTTCTTGTTGTTCTTTCCAAAGTTTCTTACGATTCTTAGCTTGTGCTATCCCCGCTTTATCTGTATTCAATATGGCACCACTTGGTGCTCTTACTAATCCATTATGTCCATCAACTTTAATGTATTTATTCATTACGAAACCAATGCAATCGCCCTGAAGTCTTTTATAGTTGGAATCTTAGACGAATTGGTTGAAGTCATTACAACTTTAACTTGGTACTGTGTAAATGAATCCAAGTTTCCTACTTGGCCACCAGCAAGATATTCATACTCGCGGAACACTGCCTTGTTTTCATCTCCAGGGTTATTAGTTGATTCTGCAATCTCGGTGTATGCAAAATCATCTAAGTTATCATCAGCTGTACCAGTTTTAAAGAATACTTTAAACCCAGCAGATCCCGGCCTGTTCGCGCCAAACATGATTTTGATTCCAACAGCAGGTTCTTCTAGAACTACTGGAACAGTAACGTGTTTAGCAGCATGACTTCCTAGTACTGCATCTGTCTCGTTGATAAACTCAATTGGAACATTAAATCCACTAGTTGATGAGTTGTCTTGTTTATCAATAATGTTCTCAGTCAGTAGTACTGTCGAACGTTGTAAATCTATAACTGGCGAAACTTTAGTGTCATCTGTTGCTAAGCTAAGCTGCATATCAAATGATGCGCCTGATACACTGTGCACTCCAATGTTGGAATCGTTTAACACCACATTAGGTGCAGCAAGTGTGTTCGGCTCACCCAATGCAATATTGCTATATGTTGAAGCTTTTGCGTAAGTCGGTCCAGTGTTTCGTGTACCTGCATAAGATGAACCATTTACTAGTTTAGCTGAAGCAGCAATAGTTGTTCCTGCACTAGGTAACATCGTTTGTACAACTGGATGGAATTGATCATACATCATATTTCTAGTTACGACCATGTTGCTTCCACCAACAAATAACGAGGCCGAAGCGTTTGAATCTGCTGCAAAGGTAAATCCTGTGTGGTCAACTTTCGTAATTGTGCGTGATCCAAGTATTCTATCTGCGTCTGCAAAAGCGCCTGTAACATCACCATCAACAACGCCTGAAATAAATACTTTATCGTTCTTTGCAAACCCGTGAGCATCCATAAGAACGTGACATTCTGTTCCGCCAGAGTCAGTAAGTACAGACGGAATTGATAATAATTCTCTAATATTATCTGCGTTCGTAAATTTAGCTGTACCTGATGTGCTAAAGTCTGCACGATATATCTGGAACATAAGATCTCTATCTTGATCCGGTGTCCAAGTAAATCCATTTTGCGACGTAAACAATGAACCAAGAGTAGGCTGTTTTGCTACGCGGGCTTCAGTAGATCCAATAATAAATTCATATGTTTTTGCAACATGCACTCTATAGCTGGTACTTTCAGCCAAAATTACAATAGCATACTCTCTACCCGGTGATAGATAAATTGGCTCGTCAAATTCAAAGTCAGTACCACTAGAACGAATATTATCTATGTCTGTTAAATCTGACGGAATATTGACACTAGCGGGTGGAAGAAAAGCAACTGCGCCTGGGATCGGATATCCAACTGGGATTCCGTTTTCTACAGGTCTAAGCTGAACTTGAACCGGAACAGCAGCGTCTTTAGTCTCAAAGTAAATTCTTACTTTTGTAATAAACAAACCATTTGGGTGGTCAATAGAACTAATAAGAAATGTTTGAGCTAGTGGATCAGCTTCATCCATGGAACCACCCGGTTCCTGAGGTGGAGGTGGTGCTTGCACAAATACTGTTCGATCAATAATGCGTGTAGACCGTACTGTGTCTTGCGTTATTTCTAAAGTTCCTTGAGACCTATAAGCAGCTCGAGCTTGAGAAATGGCTCCGTTGTCATCTCCACCAGAAACGTCAAGCAACTTAAACTCTTGAAGTCCAGACCGAAACTTATTACTTGCTGTGTTTGGAACAATAAACGATCCAATCAACTGGCCGGCAGAATCTGAAGTAAGATTTTCCGCTCCATCAGGGTGAGCTGTGGAGTTGAGAAACAAGTTACTATTATCATCTGTTCTTGTTCCAAAAGTTTGATAAGTTGATTCGTTTTTAGTAAAGTCATCAATAGCTCTTTTACCCAGATACGGGAAGTACCTAGTTCTAGGCCTTAGACCTTGAGCTCTAAAGAATACTTTACGAGACCGCATAAACGGAATCAATTGCACGTCAATAACTTTAGTGCCAATCACCTGCCTGCGAAATCTTACTCTATCTGTCATTGACTAATTCCTTCGTGTTAATCATCTTTATCATAGATCAGCGTCATCAGGTTCAGGGGTGAAACCTGTAAACCAATTACTTGGTGGTTGGCTGAAAGCTATAGTTACTCGGCGTGTATTCACTACAGTTCCGCCATCAACTACTACTTCTGGAGCTCTTCGTCTTTCAATGTAAGTATCAGAAGCTGGGGATAACTCAAGGAATCCTTTACCGGTTATGACGGCGAATGGGTTTACATTTTCTGTTTCAGTAGCAAGATTTTGATCGATAAACGTATGGCTTGAATCGATTGGTAGAGTTACTATATCTCCAGTCTGTGCTAGTCCTTTTGCCTTTCCTCGTATTGAAGTAGAATTAGCTGAATCATAAAGAAGTCGTAGATCATTCGTTACTTTAATTGGCGAAAGAGTTCCATCAGTTGGAGAAACAGCCGCTCTATATTCAGCCCTTGAAACATCTGAGAATGTGAAGTCTTTAAACGTGTCAGCGATAAATCCAGCTTTTGTTCTTGGATTTCCAGCTGAGTCAACAACTGTAAGTGCTTCAGTTGCATTCTCTAAAAGACTTAATGCTGTTAGTTCTTCTATCTTATCGACGCGATCTTCTAATCGAGCAATGTCTGCCATTGTAAATCTTTTAGCTTCTAAGATTCTAGAACTTAAATCAGACTCATTAAGCGTATAGCCGTTTAGATGAAAGTTTTGAAGCGGAAGAGATCCAGCAGGAATTTCTGGCAGCTGAGGGTCAAAATCAGGCACACCTTTAATATACTTAAGCTCACCACGCGGTAGTGGCCTTTTCTGATCATCAGCAGTTACTAATAGCAATCTATCTGATCTTGGAAGATAATATGTTGGATTCACATCAAATGTTTGACCACTTACTGGAAGCAAAGGAACAATTGCGTTACCTCCACCTGATGAATCAAATGTTTTTGATGCAACTCCGGCAGAGTCAGCAAGTACACCTGCAACCGGCCGGAAGTCTAAGACATCTCTAAGATTAATAGTTACACCATTATTCTTTTTATAATCTGGAATACCTTCATAACCTACGCTATCACCAGTTGGGTAAGAGGTTACGTCGAAGTGTGTACCAGATGTAGAATGTGTAAAGTGTCTAAATCTAATAAATGCGTTACCTTGAGGCAGGCTTTTGCCTGACTTAATAACCAATCTTCCTATATCGTAGAAGTTATCTCTGTGGCCATTGTCAAATTCAAAGAAGTCTGCAAGGCTTGTACCACCGGCTGTGTTAAGTGCTATTTCTTCTACTTTGTAAACATCAGCTTTTCTTAATGATAAGAATTTTGTACCAGTGCCATCTGAATCAACATCAGTCTGCATGTTCACAGTAAGTGGAACACCAGTTGCTAGTGATTTATCTTTAGCTGAGAAGTTTGATGTACCCTTATGCGTTTGTAAAGCATAGATGTCATAAGCTGTACTGTTCTCAGCTCCACCAGTAATATTAAATTCTGATCCAGTTGGTGAACCAAGAGAAATGTTAAATGTTAACGCATCCATCTGGCCAGTTCTACGAGTAGCTATCCAAGATGTGGTACTAGTAAATGTATCACCACCACTAATTGCTTCGTTAGAGGCAAGAACGCCAGAGCCGTTTGTGGTTACTGTATATTTCTTTTGTAAAACAATATCGTTAGATGCTGTGTAAGCAATAGTTGAAGGCCGTGAATTAGGCAACGGGAATAACAAGCTATTGTCAGCCGTTTCTTTTAATTCTGCTCTGCTAGCTTCTAGTTTGATATTGATGAAGTCTGTTGTGCCTGCACCGATTGATTTAGTATTAGCAAAGTTTTGGCCGGCATCCATTTTAATATCGTAAAGATATGCTCTAAAGTCTGCGCCATCTTCTTCATAATGTCGGATTCTTGCATTACCAACTTTTGCTCCAGTGCCACCAACGTTATTAGTAAGTATTGCTCTAGAATGAAGTTCAGGCAGACTATAGTTTGAATCGAATAAAACATAGTTGCCATAAACTGGAATGACTGTATCACCTGGGCGAGCCACAGTTGTTTGAGCTTTGTTTACTGTTATGTCTGCAGCTTTAGACGCGATTCTAAATCCTTCAACATAAGCAATTCCACCAGATACATCTAATGAAAGATTCGAATCATTGAGTGGATCAAATTTAGCAGTGTATGGTTCTACAATATAATCGCCTGACTCTTCTTTTGTTCGCCTAGCTAGTGTGTCTAAAATAACATTGTAGGAGTTGTCTTTAGTAACTTCAACGCCAAACTTACCGTTACGAATTTCTGCTAAGAATACAAAATTATCTGATGCAGCTAATTGATCTTTTGTTGTAAGTGTCAACCTAATTCGCCAACGATCTGCACCCGGAGAAGCTTCGTTTGGAACTGCTCCTTGATTATCAAAAAGCGCGGTATCATCTGCAGTTGTTACGATATCTTGTACAAGCTTAAAACCAAGATCTTTACTAGTATTGATAGCGTACTTGTCAACAAAAACTGACTGTGCTTTAACAAATACAAATCTGCCTTGCACATAAAACGAACCAGAAACAATTGAAGCTTCCGTTCCAAGGCCGGTTGCGTCTGATGCAGCAATTGCCATACTTGACAGTACTCCGGCGGCGTCTGTTAGTGTACCACCAGCTGCGCATCGTATAGGAGTTGTTCCAGAAGTTCCAGTTAATCGATCTATGTATTCAACATAAATTGTATCTGGGTCACTTCCAGTTTCTTCAACGGCTTTGAGAATCTTAACTTTAATTCCAGTACCATCAGTAAACGTTTGACCTACGACTGTAGATGCATCTGCAGGTAATGCGCCTGATGCTAGCTTAATAAACTCTAGTCGATTAAGAGTGACGTTACCACCATTTACCTTACCACCTTCTTTAAAGATGTTTGATCCAAAGCGAGTTATTTCTTCTTGAATAATAGTTTGTAGCTGCGTGAGCTCTCGAGCTTGCAAAGACTTACCACTATTAAAGAGTATCCGACTATAGTTATCGGAATCTTTAAAGTCGTCCTTGTAAGTGGTTTCAAACGTGGTAGTTGTAAATGCTGTTGCCATCTTTTACACCGTCAAAATTACTTTTATATCTTCAGTTTGTGCTGAAGACCGAACAATTCTTGCTCTATTCTCTATGTATAACAAATCACCAGAGTAGATATCGATAGTTCCAAAGAGATTACCGCTATCAATTGTACCTGATGCTCCTAAGCTACCAGACAACGCTTCACCATCTGTAAAGTTACCGTTTCTAGTCTTTTCATTTTGGTGAAATCTTATAATCTTACCACTACCTGAATCGACTTCGTCAATGATAGCTGTCGCACCTGAAGTTCCGCCAGTGATTACTTCGTCTACTGCAAATCCTGTTGTAGTAATGTTTTGAGTTAATGTCATATTTCTATTTGCTTTAGCGCTCACACCGCTAAATCTTCCACCAGCAGAAGATGAGTCGGTTAAATCTAGATTTCTAAAAAGCGATATTTGTCTAAAGTCGTTTGTAATATTAAACGTTCCAGTTTCACTGCCATCAGGTTTAATGTTGAGCATGACACTAGAACCTTTAAGATCAGCCCGAGCATCTTTACCAATACCATCACGTGGACCAATGATTGGCCTCAGCGTTGCGTTTCCTGTAAAGCTTACTGAAGCATAGTCGTATCCTGAACCTAAGCCACTTGACTCGTTATTCATTTCAACTTTAACGATTGCACCACCATTGATCGTTGCAGTCGCTGCAGCACTAGCACCGTTTCCACGGAATGTTAATGTTGGAGCAGACGAATAACCATCACCACCGTTTACAACTTCAACACCTAAGATTTGACCGGGAGTAGATGTGTTTTGAATATTTAACTGCTGTAGTTCGGTTGTACTACAAGAGGAAGAGTCTTTTGTAATTACTGTAACTGGTTGTAGACCAGCAGTTAAGAAGTTAGTAGCGTCACCTGCACCAATAGAATATAAAAGCTTCCAACGGTATCCGTCTGAAGTTTCAAAGGCTTGAACTTGATTTACGCTAGCTCCGCTAAACGACGGCTTAACTGTCGATGGGTTTGCTGAACCAGTTGAAGATCTACTTTGCTGCAAACAAATATAAACTTCGTTATCTTCCGTAAGAACATAATATGGATTTGTTGGATAACCTTCTTGCTTATCGTTCCATGCTGAATAAATTGTACCTGAGGACCAGTTGTTACGAGTGATAACCATTGAAGAGGCTGTAACCTTTTTAACTGATTCAAGGTTTCCTCTTCCGACTCTTTCTTCGAAAGTGTGACGTATAGGAATAGCTGTAGTATCAGCTGAATCATATGTGTCAGTCTTACCAATTCCAATATAGAATTCATTTGAATCCCCGGAAAGCTGAACTTCAGTAAGTAAATCTTGTGCTAGCTTTCTCTTTAAAGGGTCTGTTACAATTGCGCTCATATTATGCCACCGTAGTTACTGATTGATTTCCGCAAAGGAACCAATTGGCTCCATCCCAAATACATGTTGCTGCTTCGTTTTGAGCAATTGCAAAACTAGTACCTGCGGCAAAATTGGCTGGAGTTACTGTTGCTACTCCAGCACCTTTGTTTGAGAATA